ATATTTGATCACGTTAGGATGAATATTGTGCCATCATACCACGTAGACTAGGTGTATAATTTGATCCTGTAATATATCTTCCGTGTAGTTGGAAATGACGTTGATTTTCCCATGATTTTCGTAATTTTAAAATGTCACGTTGTTGTTTATATGTTTTTTTCCAATGGCGTTGTACTAGTCGTATCCAAAATGTTTTTATTACGGCATGATAAACCTCATCTTGTATATCTAATACGATAATATCAACCGTGGGTTTTTTTCCATATAATCGACAACAAGACGAAACGCTGTATTGAAGCATATATTCACGTATTTGGCGATATGTGTATTTATACAATATACGTGGTGAAATGATCATTTCTAACAGTAAACACTTACAAACACACCCTAAATAATATGTACCGTTTGTTTTGATAGCTTCGACAGTTGATTCATCGTCATTATATATGCGATCAGATATTTCGTCATCACTATCACTATCGATCAAATATTCTGAAAATTCGTCGATTGATGCGGTGGAAGAAATAATGGAGGAATCATTTTCATTCGAATCATCATCACTATCACTATAATATCGTATATTTGAAGCGTGGGGTATCCATGAATAGGACATGGTAATTTTTCTATATTATATGACGAAAATTATCATGTATTGTATAATTTCAATTTTTCATTTAGTGCAACGGCGTAAAAACGATATAGAAATATTTTATTATATTTCTACGTATACTGCGAGTAACAACATGGTAATTATTTGTGACAAACCATATCCTAAAGAGAATGAAGAGAAATACCAAGAACATTTTCAAAAATTCCCGTATCCTTTGTCAGATTTTCAAAAGTATTCAATCGAGGCGATTGTAGATGGAAATCATACGTTAGTATCGGCGGCTACCGGTAATGGAAAGACGGTGTCCGCTGATTTTGCGATACAACATTTTGTGGCAAAAGGTAAGAAAGTGATATATACCTGTCCGATAAAAAGTCTTTCAAATCAGAAATTTTATGATTTTTCACAGAAATATCCGGATATACAGTTTGGTATTTTTACGGGTGATATAAAATTTAATCCGTCGGCAGATGTGATTTTTGCAACAGCAGAAATTTTAATGAATTATTTATTTTCACTTAAAAATGCCGGTAATATTACCGAAAAAACACAACAATTACAATTACAAATCGATATTGATAATGAATTAGGGTGTGTGGTGATGGACGAGTGTCATTTTATTTTAGATGAAGATCGAGGACACGTATGGGAGAATACGATTTTGATGTTACCTAAGCATATACAGATGGTATTGTTATCGGCTACATTGGATCAACCGGAACGTTTTGCAAGATTTTGTGAACGAGGATGCGAAGATTCTGTATCAAAAAAACAGGTAGTCTGGTCATCAACGATGAAGCGTATAGTACCCTTGACCCATTACGGTTTTATGACGACGATAGAATCTATTTTCAAAAAAGTAAAGGACAAAACGACACAAGCTGAGATACGTAATAGTACCAACAAATTAATCACTCTTAAAACGGAAAATGGACAATTTCAAGATCAGGGTTATATGGATATTAAAAAAATGAGAAAATTATTAGAGAATAACCAAGTATTTTTGAAACGATCTCACGTATTAAATACTTTGGCGAAGATGTTGGTAGAGAAGGAGATGTTACCTGCGCTTGTTTTTACATTTTCTAGAAAAAATGTAGAAATGTGTGCAAAAGAAATAACCACAAATTTATTAGAATTTGATTCAAAAATCCCATATACTATTCGGCGTGAAGCTGAACAAATATTACGAGGTAAGATCCGAAATTACCAAGAATATATGGAAATGCCAGAATACGTTCAACTAATACAGTTGTTGGAAAAAGGTATTGGTATTCATCATTCGGGTATGATACCGATTCTTCGAGAAATAGTAGAGTTTATGATTTCAAAGCGATATATAAAAATGTTATTTGCGACAGACAGTTTTTCAATAGGTTTAAACTGTGAAATTAAGACTGTGGTATTTACCAGTGTACAGAAATATGATGGTGAATTTGAACAATTTTTAATGCCCCATGCGTATACACAAATGGCGGGTAGGGCGGGTAGACGTAATATCGATACAGTGGGTCATGTAGTTCACTGTAATAATTTGTTTGAATTACCATCTATTACTGATTATAAACAAATACTATGTGGAAAACCGCAAAAAATGGAGTCTAAATTTCACATATCGTATAGTATGATTTTAAATTTGATACGAAATGGAAAAAACACTCATACAGATTTCGTAGATTTTGTGAATAAAAGTATGATGTCGATGGATTTATATGAATCAAAACAAGTATTCGTGGATGAGCGTGAAAAATGTTGGAAAGAATTAATTAATGCAAAAATGAATACATTATCATATTTAAAAACGCCTTTACCGGTAATTCAACAATATATAAATTACAAAAAAGAATTGCCTACATTGGTAAATAAAAAGCGTAAAGAGGCTGAACGTAACATAGCCCAAATTCTAGACGATTATCGAACATGTGTATCGGACGTAGAAGCCTACAATTCTGTTGAAAAAATACAACAAAAAATGGATGTATTGGATAATCAAATAAAAAACGTGGAATTATTTGTAGAACGTCAATTAAGTGAACTCGTGAAAATATGTTTGGATCGTGGATTTATCGAAATCGCCAATGAAAAATATAATTTTACGGCCATGGGTCATTTTGCATCAAATATTGCGGAAATTCACTCATTGGCCACAGCGGAAATAATGTTCAAATATGATTTTTTTGAATGTTTTACTGCGAAACAGTTGATTATATTTTTGTCATGTTTTACTGATATTCGAGTTAAATCGGATATGATAAAACATACCCCGACGATTACGGATAACTTGGTAAAACAATGTGTATTGGACATGAATTCGTTGTTAGTAGAATATGATAATATGGAAGGCGAATGTGGGATGAATACAGGATACAAATATAAAAATGCGGTAATTTATGATTTGTTGGATGAAATGGATATGTGGGTAGATTGTGATGATGAGATGAGTTGTAAACAATTTATTCAACAAACATTGAGTGTAGAAAAACAAATATCAGTGGGTGATTTTACGAAAGCGATTTTAAAAATTTCTGCCATAGCTAAGGAGTGGATGGGAATTTGTGAATATGAAGGAAAAATAGGTTTGATGTATAAGTTACATAAAATCGATTCATTGATATTGAAATATGTTTGTACAACACAAAGTTTGTATGTATGATATATATAGTGATAGTAAAATGGAATGTACCAGTTTTCAATTACCAGTACCAAATGGAATTTACTATGGACAAAATGAAAATTTAGATTCTCTTAACCGAAATTTGTATGAGCGAAATATACCGGATATGACAGCAAAATCTATGTTAAAACCGAATATGGATGCAAGAAGTGTTCCAACACGTAACACAGTTTATCCTGTATATGATCAACGAACACGATATAAAAAATCTTATTTAGACTATTCACCAGAATCATCATTTGCACCGTTACAATCAAATGCACCACCATCCGGTTATAAAGTGAATATAGAGTCCAGTTTACGAAATCAATATTTTTCTCTACAACATGGTGCAGAACAAGGTGTATATGTTCCGTCGAGTGATAGTGATTTATATAAAGTACGTGTGTCATCAGATTCTCACCCTGACCCACAACCATTCGCGAATCTGTTTGCATTTCCAAGGATGACCACAGAGCCTCCGCCATTAGCAAACAAAATCGGTGTTGAAACATTTAATAACTGTACACAAACACAATTGCGTAATGCCACCGAATTATACTCATTTTCATAAATAAATGACTTTCAGCCCTGACCAAAAATTGATTTTGTTCAGGACAAACACATAAAGATAACACATCAAGTAATAACAGATACAATAGTAACAACCGTAACCATGAGTATTAACGCCAATTCAGTATCGATGGAAACAGTGAATGATTCTAATACAACTGTATTTGGTTGTATGAATAAAATACAAAATGCATTGAAAGACCATGATGTGTATGAGTTAAATTATCATTATTTAATGAATTCACCTATGATGTTGAAATTGAAACAAACGAACGCAAAATTGAGAAACAAAAATAAAGAGTACAAGATTATCATTAAAGAATTGACATCGAAATTAGATAACACAACTAAAAAAAGAAAATCATACGAAGAAGTCAAAATAAAAATTGAGCCGAACACCCATATTAAAACGCGCAATTTAAACATTTCACAAAAAGAAATCATTGATTTAGTAAGTGATGATGAAGATGAAGTTGTTATTTTAGAAAATAACGCGAAACCAAACATTGTATATGAAATCATTGATGAAGACCCCGAGGCGGACGTTCGTGGAACGGTAGTATCGGGGGATGAAGCCGTGATCAGCGACCGAAGGTCGCAACAACTGAGTCCTGGCGTGCTTTGCACGCCTCGGACTCTGGACGAAGTGGAGGCTTCGGAGAATAATACCGAGGAAGTAATTGTTGTAAAAATGGAAGAACCCGTGAAAGAAAAGGTAAAGGAAGCGAAGGAGGTAGAGGAAGAGGAGATAGAAGAGGAGGTAGAGGAAGAGGAGATAGAAGAGGAGGTAGAGGAAGAGGAGATAGAAGAGGAGGAAGAGGAGATAGAAGAGGAAGCGAATAAAGAAATCGTAGTAGAGGCGGTAGTAGAAGAAGAGGAAGAAGAAGAGGAAGGATCAGACGACGAAGAGGTATTTGAAATTACAATTCGTGATAAAAAATATTACACAACAAATGAAACCGACGGTGTAATTTATTCAATTACGGAAGATAATGATATAGGAGACAAAGTAGGTGTTTTCAAAAATAAAATTCCTGTGTTTTTAGTAGAAGAATACCCCGAGGCGGAGGCTTCCAACACTATTTTAAAAGCGTCAGTGTCTTCTGCGGTTAACGATACATCATCTAACATTGAAGAAATTGAAACTGAGGAAGAGGTATTTGAGGTAATTATTAAAGGAACACAATATTATACTTCGAATGAAACAGATGGCGTGATTTATTCAATTACTGATGATGGTGAAATTGGTGATGAAGTCGGTAATTTTGTTGAGGGAAAAGCTATCATGAAAAAAATCTAATTATGGTAAGAGGGCTTCCGCTTCTTTTAGTCTTTCAACTACTAACTTCGAAGTTTGGTAGTATTATTACGTGATAAATACTTGCGTCGACGAGTAGTATTTCCCCCATTTTTTTTGGCCGAATCTTTTAACATTTTTCGGTTATTTTTTATATAGAATTTTGTCGCGGATTTTCCCTCTCTTAGAGATTGAAATATTTGTACAAGATTATTATTTTGGTTATTGCATTTTGCATTTAATTTATTTACTTGAGATGAAATTTTATCTTTCATATTGATAACATTTTGTGTAAGTGTAATATCATATTTGTTTTTTATTTTTTTAATTGGGGCAACATCGATTGAAACATAAATTTCATATTTTGGCGATTCATTCAGGATGTTTTGAAATTCTGATTTCTTGTTGGATGATTGTACAGACGCGCCGACATATAAGATTTTTTTTAATTTGTCATCGATTATTTCCCGTCTCGTATTATTACGTAATTGTTTTACCATTTGCATGTATTTTTCTAATTCATTGGGTATTCCATTTATAAAATGGTTAATTTCGGTTTGTAAAAAATAATTGGTTGATTCGAAGTTAGGTTTTATGAATTCACCAAGTAGGTTTTTAAAATCGATGTATTGTCCAAAGTAGTCTTTCATATATTTTTTAATGTCAGGTTCGTCCATTTCTGATGAAAAATTTACCAAGTGACTAAAATATTTATTAAGGATAGTTGTAAGAATGTAATAGTTGTTAATATTTGTTTTATTCGTTTCATAATTCGTTTGATCAATTGGCGTAAACCCTTTGATAGTAGCGTGTTTAACTCGCATCATAAAAAACAAAGATTCCATCATTTGAAATAAAGTATCTTTATCAATGTTACTTGGTAATGTAACCGTAGTAGGTTCTTTGTTATTTGTAATATTATTTTTATAATCGTCTATAATATCGTTTAATTCTTCTTTATGTGTTTGATAATTATATGTAGCATTATATTTGGATTTTGGGTTGAGTAGAAAATCAATTTTATAAATTAAATTGATTTGTTGTTCGATTATTTTGTAAATATCTTTGTTAATAAATATATTGTCAATCTGATGAACAATCTCATTTTTTGTGGTATTTTTCCAATTTGTAAATTGGTTAAATTTGTCAGCAAATTCAACATATTTGGGTTGATTAATAAGATCGTTTATCCAAATAATTTTTTTTATATGATATGATTTTTCTTGAATCGTAATTATTTGAGGAACATTATTTTGTATAAATGTTGTTTTTTTTTCATTGGGAGAAGCAGTGATTATATCATAAGAAGAAAATAACTGTTTAGAAATCGGGTAAGTAGGTAACAAATATTGTAACATAATCATGATATTGTTTTGTATTATTTTGTTTTTTGGTTGATTCGACATGAATGTAGTTGTGGTATTCGAATAGTTTTTGATAGTTTTTTCAAATGTGTCCTTGTTAAAAAAGAATTGCACAATTTGTGAATAATTCATTTTCATGAACAAATCTATAGGAAATTCACAACTCGCAGTAAAAAAAGGTAACTGACTATATGTTAGGTCAGAATTAGTATCAGTATTCAATAAGGATGACGTGAGTGGTATTTCAGAATTGTTGGATATATTGGTGTCTAATATAATTTGTATTTGATCTATTTCAATGAAATTAGATTGTAACTCCATAATAACATATATAATATATGAATAATATATGTTAGTCGAATTTTTACCATTTAATGGGCATAAACCCAGAATCCATTGTAACAGTCGCAGTAGACGCAATATCTTTACTTTCAGTAGTCGCGTCCATTTCCTTGGATTTGACGCGTTTTAATACATTTTCAGCATTAGTTATTTCTTCAGGAGTAGGTTCAGGAGATTCTAACAAACCAATATGATAATTTTTGAAATTATCTGGCAAAATACAGAACCATGAGTCTTCATTGAACAAAAAGTCCATAAAAAATATAAATATCAAGGTAATAAAAAATGCAATATATATTTCTCGACTACCCATCCATACTATACAAAAAATCAAAATATCACGACTAAACGTATGTTTTAAATAACTTTCCATAGATTTACTTAATTTTATTGTGACGAATTTACTGGCTATATTCAAAGTAACAACAATTAATCCAGCAAATATTTTTGATCCATTGATATTATGTATAATATTATGTAAATAGGAAAATATACCAGTATCTTTATTTGATGACATATTATACAATATAATCATAATTAAACTTTTGCATAATTATTATGTTGATTTTTTCGTGCGTTTGATCTAATCTCTCAGGGCTTATGCCCAAACTTCTCCGGCCACCTTCGGTGGCCTCCGAAGTTAGTAGTTAGAAGGCTTTCAGCCCTCTAGCCAGAATAGAGGTTAATCGGAGGATACGTAATCAAATGTACCTGGGTGATCGAGTAAATCCATACCAAGTATATTACCATGTACTTCGAGCGCGGTTTGTTTATTTTTATTAGCAAACGTTTCACTATAAATAAATAGATAAAGAATGACAAGAACAATACTAATGAAAAAAATATACAAAAATGAACGTGATATTTTGATATGATTCAATATACCTAAATTTGACATGTATTCAGTTTATGAAATATTATGAGAATTTTACCAAAATTTTCACCGTTTCCTTTTTGATACATTTACATGCGGATATGGATAATTCTTCGCGTCGTTTACGTGTTTTATTGTTCGTGTCGAGTGGTTTTGTCGGTGGTTCATCCGTAATTTCATCCTCAGTAGATGACACAGAAGAAGTAGAACGTTCGGTATAGTTACGTTTTTTAGAAACAGTATTCCGCGCATTCATGTCGGATTCAATTTCTGTATAATGTTCGTGAATATATTCAATAATATCATGTTCAATTGCCCATTTAAAAAAATTTAATTGTCCGATGGTAGTTTCAATGTTTTGCGACTCATTATAAGGCATTAGAATACGTTTCCACCGACAAAACGGGTCAAATCGCTTTTTACTATAGGCTTTTAGTTTTAATTTATAGTCATTATATACTTTAAATCGGAAAGTATCTTGTTTTTCAATTTCATAAATAGTATAAAATTTCTTGGCATAATTGGTAACAAACCAATCGATAATACGTAAGGAAATATGTGTATCACCGTTGACAGTTTTAATAAATTTATTTATGTTTGAGGGTTCTTTGTAAAATACCATTAAATTTTGTAACAACAGGTCATTCTGTGTATTTAACGATTTAGAATTGTATAGTGGCATTTTTCTATTGTAATGTATATTGTTTTTCTATATGGTTATCATCTTGATTTTCATGTTTGGTTTGTTTGACCATAGCAATAATTACTATCGCGATAAAAAAGAATAAAAATATAATGGGAAAAAATACCAAGAACCAAGCAAATTCGGTAAACCCTGCGTAACATAACCAGTTTAACAAAATCGTCCATATACCAACTTTAAGTACATATAAAAAAATATTACTACTTGCAAAACTTATGGACATCATGACAATAAACAAAATCATTGACAAGATAAGATACACATGCGCAGGTTTACATAGAATGTTCATAATATAGTAATATATTCAGATATATTACAATATGACAATTTTTGCTCATACCATAGGTTTGAATTTAAGATCCATACTATTATTCGGAATATTGTTATAACTGTTCCCTGATAGTATACTGGTTGATAAATTCGCGCCCTGAACAGTACCGAATTGAAGTATCGGATTATTGGATGAACTTGTCCAATCGCTAAATCCCATTCCACCTTTTTTGCGTTTATTTCTGGTTTTTTTTCCAGATTTATTAGGTGTAACCTTCTTACCACCAGATAAATTTGATAAACGTTCTGATTGAATCGAATATAATGGAGAATGTTGATGACCATTTAATGCCACCGCATTTATAGGTATACCGACAGCATCAAATTTCACATTACCACCACGAATTCGTATCATTTTGCGCGTTTTACCACCAAAATTCATTAATTTGGATAAAGTACTATTTGCACTACCACAACCACAATCTCCACCTTTTTTGTGTTTAATACTTATATTTGAACGCGATTTTTTTTTCATTGTATATCATTTCTTACGAAAAAAAATGATATATTGTTTTTGGTAGGAGGGCTGAAAGCCTCTTCACTACTAACTCAGAAGGTATCTTTGCTTCCGGAAGAGTTTGATAAGTATTATTCAATATTAACGTGAGTTAACATATGTCTTCTACAGCAAACGTTTGTTAATCCTAAATGATCGAGAACTTCACCTTCCGCTGTTTTTTGCGCGTTTTCTTTTGTCAAATATACCATATTAAATACTTTTTGTTTATCGTCCTCACTTTTAGATTTTGCAATATTTATTTTTTTCTTAATAACTTGTTCTTGATAAAATCGATATTTATCGGCCAAAACATTACCACAGGTGAAACATTTAATAGGAATAATCATTGGATAATAGTGTGTATACTGTATATAATATATATCCATCATTTAAATCAATTTTATGAATAAAGTTATAGTAGTGGTGGGATTTATTTCAATTCTGATTCTAGTTTGTGTTTTAGATGTATTTATAAATCAAAATGTGAATATTGAATCCTATATTAATAAACAAATGTCATATGGTCAGGATATGGTATCTGCTACTCCATCACCAGCGACTTCACAAATCGTATATAGTGGAAACGTGAATACTTCTTCAGTAGCCATAGACCCTATCACAGATCCAAGTAAAAATGCCATGTTGGCGAATACGAATTATGATACCAATAATTATAATATCATGTATCATCCCGACGCGAGTAATGTCGAACAAAATGATATGATTTCACCAAGTAAAGGAACCTGGGTGAATGAAAACGGTAAAGCCGTTTATATTCCTTGGAAATCGACGAATCAATATGTAACCTATTATGCTTCTGGTGCTTATCCTTACGGCGCATCTTCATATGTTCCAACGTATGAAGAAAGTATATATTTGAGTAAAACCACCGGACAAAGTTCACTTGGTAAAGCATATTATTCATCTGACACCTTGGGTGGATTTTGTACAAATAAAACGCAACCAGGCGCAATAGAACAGAGTTGTGGTGAATTATCTACGGATCAATGTGCATCATCCATGTGTTGTGTTTTGTTAGGAGGGTCGAAATGTGTAAGTGGTGATGCCACAGGCCCAGCCTATCCTGCCAATTATAGTGATCCTATGGTAATAAACAAAGACGTATATTATTATCAAGGTAAATGTTACGGAAATTGTGATAATACAAATCCGAGTGGTACACCTTATCCACGTAAACCAAGTGATATTCCGATCATCTGATAAGTTTGTATCCTTTGGTAGTTTTTTTTTTAGATAATGTTTCCACGCGATCATCCATTTTTTCGGTTGATTTATGATTTCGATCATTGGCGTGTATCGTGTCATGACATTTGGTACATATAGATATTAAATTTGCTTCGTGGTTTTTATGATGATGTTTGACGAATCCAGTAGAATCCGCCCACTGTTGATATTGAATATGATGTATTTCATTACCCATTTTTAAATTACATATTTCACATATTCCAATTATTTTATGCGAATTATAATGTGAGGTAACATGTGTAAGTGTACTATTGATTTCAGAATAATATTTGTTACGTATTTCATAAGCACGTTCTAAAAATTCTTCGGGTAAATGGAGTGATTTGCATACTTCCAATCCATACATACGATTTCCAGGGCCATTTTTCAATAGACGATCATATACTAAACAATCCAATTCACGGTTATAAATAACACTCATATGTTTAATATGTAAACGTGACAAATTGGTCATTTCCGTGAAATTCAAAATATCATGAAAATGTGTTGCAAAAATGAAAGAAGCGTTTTTTTCATGTAAATGAACCAGTCCAGACATGAAAATAGAAAGAGCTGATTCTATTTCTGTTCCGGAACACAATTCATCACCCAATATTAAACTATTCTGGTCGGCCATCTTAAGAATTATACGTAATTCTGACATTTCGACCGCAAAAGTTGATAATCCCTTGAAAATATTGTCATTTCCCAAGATACGTGAAAAAATCGCTGTGTAAGGTTTGTATATGAATTTGGTACATGGTACGTAACACCCAGATTGTGCTAATATTATCGCAATACCAAGCGCACGTATGATACTTGTTTTACCGACGGCGTTTGTTCCATATAGTAATATACCATCTTCTTCACCGTTACCTAGTGTGATGTCATTGGTAACATAAATCTCTTGTGTTTGTAAATGTTCAATCAAACAGTGACGAAGACCAGTTGCTTGTACCATTGATTTTTCCGCATCCACGACGTTACTGGTATCCATGATTTGTGGACGGCAATAATGATATTCATTGGCTATATATACTTTATTCAGTAATACATCAATCTTAGATATGTACTTTGAAAATTTTTCTAATAAATCATACCAAGAAGATTCAATTTCTTGAACAATTGTCGCATATACTTTTGTTAACATTTCATTGGTTTTACCGTCTAATGATAATAGTAGTTGTGTGGTTTCATTCAGTAATGGGAACATGATACGATCATAATTAGACGATGCGTTGATAAATTGTATATCATTTGATTTAATCACATATGATTCACCTTGGGACGAAATTGTAATTAGGTTGGAAATTTGTTTATTATCCAGCGCCTTTTTGAAAGCGATACCACGTTTCTTGGTAATTTGGTACGATTTACCGCTTTTTTCTGTGTCATGTATTTTGATACAATCGTCTTTGACAGAACAAGTGTTTTTTATCCATTGATTCATTCCTTTCAGTAAATCATCCAGTAAATTTTCCGATCTTAGTTTGGTTTTGATACATTCATCCAGGTCTGTGTACATATTAGGTCGTATGATATTTTCTTCAAAATACGTTTGTGAATTTACAGACGCACACAATTCCAAGAAAAAACGTTGATCCAAGAATTCCAAGAAATTATCCATAATAGGTTGTAAATCGTCGGATTCACCCACAAAATAAGTGTATAATTCATTATATTGTACTATTTCATTTTTATGAATTTTACTCAATGATTGAACGGTATTATACAAATGTACGATGGAAGAAGGTAATAATTTATTACTAATAATTTGTCTACACATTTTTTCCATATCACGCATGGTATGTAATGTTTTACGTATATCGATAATCTTGGATTGTGTCATCTTAGTCTGAATCAAATCTATCATCGTGTATTCTAGATTTAATTCATCTTCATTGAATGTTGGGTTGGTAATTTGAAATTGGAATTTACGTTTACCCATAGATGTACAACAACGATTCAAAAAAGTGGATACGGATGATAATTGATTTGCCATTTTACTATCATTCGAATCGTCACTAAGAATATTCAATTGTTTTAATGTATGATTCGCGAGTATCATACGTTGTGATGTATTGATAAATTGTGGTAATCGTATATTACGTACCAAGTCGGGGTTATGTTCTTGGACAAAATTCAACAAATAACACAATGATTGTGTAGCTAGAATGTTTGATTGAAATTCAGAACATGTGTGAAACGTATCAGTACCGAAAAAATTGGACAAAATTTGATGTATATAAGTTTGCTTGGTACAATTCATACTTTTTTCATTTTCGGTACTTACTTTATGAACCATAACCGAATTAGATACACCGATATATTTTAAAATAGTCGAAACGAATTCTTGTGAAAAATCAGATATGATGATAATTTCATTCGGTTTATGTGTCGTTATATTTCGTTCTAATTCGTCAAAGGTGGTGGGATTCATATAAAACGGAATATTGTATTCGAATAACGTAGATTCACCCGTAAAAACATTGATATTGGATATTCCACATAAGAACGTATCGGTGTTTGTGATGGTAGATCGTATTTTTTCCATCCATATACACATGATATTGTTAGTTAATTGTTGTGTATGTTCGGTATTTCCCAAGAATGTTCCTGGTGAATAAATACCTTGTAATTTTCGTTCAATCACACGATCATTACTATCTTTTTCTTGTACATATACAACGGCAGTGTACCCAGCGTCTGTTATTTTTTGTATATAATTTTCTAATTTTACTACTGAATGTCCTGCCATGACGACTTTACTCTTGGGAATTTGTTGTTTCCATTCTTGGATTTTTTTGGTTACCATTGATGCAGTCATACTTGGTGTTATTAATGGGAATTCGGGGTATTGAATATTTTTAACAGACTCGTTTCCTAAAGCAAAACTTTTTTCAGCAATAACCATATTGCATGTTTCAGAAAAAAAATCAATTTGGGTGATTTCGTTTTTGTTCGTGAAAGGATTTTTCAATCCGTATACTTCAAAGAATGCTCCGACTTGCATTAATAATATGATTTTTTCACCATAGCGTGTTTGGTATTCTTTGGTTATTTTGAAATAGTCTATAATGATTGAATTATCATTGGTTGATGACATTATACGTTGATTACTAATGTATATAACAATATTTTTATGTCAATGTTGTTATATTTATACTGTAGCGGCCGTGGTGGCGACACCTGTTGCTGGAGAATGAGGTTCAGCATTTCCACCAGTTGAACCAACCATATGTGCGGCATTAGGATCAACCGGTACTACAACAGTTCCACCGTTTACTTTACGGCTACGATTTCTCTTACTTTTATTTTTCTTTGAACCACCCTTTTTCATGCATTTTTGAATACATTCATCTTCCGAGGAAGATGATTTGACGGTTTTGTTTTTCTTGTACGATTTGGACGCATCTTTCATCGCTTGGGTAAATGAATATTTAGGATTGGAACTTTTTTTATCCTTGTAATATTGGTTAAGATACTCTGTCCACTTACTCATACTGATTTTGTTGAATATAATATATTATTATATTTTTGTTGAGTCTACATGAAAAGTGGTAAATCTTGGTGACGATTGTTTCTTGGACTTTGAATATAATACGAAGATACAGGTGTTGCTGGTAAAGAAGCGTTGACATCAGTAGTTAATACGGCGGTAGCATCTCTTAAAAGTGCATCATTGGAAATTGAACGAATAAACCGCGTTAGAGAGCATGTTCCGGGAATAGAATCTGAGGAAGATAAACTAGCCAAACTTTCCAAACTACTTACACTAGGTTTATTTGATACTTTTAACCCATTACGTTTTAGAGAATTACAAAGATCTGATAAACAATTTTCTGAAAAACGTTTGGGCATTTCTGTGGAGATTGATGAAAATTCATATTTCCGATTTTTAGGTGAGTTTTGTAAAGGTGCAGTGAACGCGCTGGATATATCTAGTTGAAAATCGGTCATTACGTGATTATCTTCAATCGTGTGATCACGTATACGTATTGTGTCATTCATGAGTTTGTCTAAACTACTCATACTCGACGATCGCTTGATAATTTGTATACCAACTTTTTTACGATTAGACATATTTGACAGATTCAACCAATTTTTGGTATATGACAAAAGTTTTCTCGTATTTGAATGGCGTTTTTCCGGAAAAATTTTGTTCGTGCCAATTATCGATTTTGTAATGTTACTCATCGTGATATAATAGATTACAATTACTATAGTTACTACACATATACAAAGTACAAGTTCTAAATCAATTTTAGATACTTGGTATAAATTCCCAATCAAGATCTAAGCATACTTTTTTCCATATTTGATCTTGTTCACGTTGTTTATCCACATCTTTCATCAAAATAATATAGGGTAGATATTGTGTCTGATCCAATAGCACACATAATTGATACAATGTATAGGTGTAATTAAAGAAATTAGTGCGATTTACTGGACAATGGAGCGCCCATGGTTTTTGTATCTCAATAAAAAGAACACAAAGAGTCTCGTGTAATTCTTCATTCATAATGGGTGGTTTAATACCGAAAATGGAATTGATGTATTGGATATGTTCAAAATATTTGTTCAAATTCAATTTACGTAAAATATCACGCATTTTATCATAAGTTAATTGTGCATTATCCGTGATACGTTCTTTTTTAATACGCGCTCTGATAGCTTCTATTACCTCGTCGGGTATTTGCGTGGTCTCTTTGGCCTGAAATTGTGATAAAATTTCTTTGAAATGATTCAACCGAATATACGCGGTATAGGATACCTCGTTGGGTGGTTCTTTGTTGGCCGGTTTGGCATTATCGATAATATGGGTAATAAATGCGCCACATTGAATGTTGTTACAAATGAGAATACCTTCTTCGTCTTGGGGAATCAATTCACCTTGATTACATTTTTCACAAATATCGGAAGGAATGATGAAATCATTAATATTGATGAGTTCATTGTTAACATTTTTCCAATAATTTTGATATGTATTTCGTGATTGATTGTATTTATTGTTATAGATATTGTTGGCGTCGTCGGTGACACTTTTGATTTTGAAAAATTGGTTTAATAGACTACTGTTTTGTTTACCTCCACCCTCGGAAATATTCTTCTTTTGCTCGAAGTAATTGAAAATATATTTGGAATTTTCCAAGAGATATTTCTTCTTGGTAGATTTCAATACAGAAATTTGATGTTTAATTTGTAAAATCTTGTCCTGAGTATCTAAAAATTCTTCAATCTTTTTCGTATTGGCAAATTTCTTTGCGGATAATTTGTATTGTTGTATGTCATCTTTGAGTTTTGGAATGGTCGTTTGTTCGATAGTATCAAATTGACGTAACATTTCAGTATGTTTTTCGTCGATAGTATTGGCCGTATACGCCTTTTTTTTAGGATCGGATGTATTGGGTTTGGGATGACACTTGGTGTCTTCTGGGCCTAAACGTTTTTTCATGTATGTTTTATGATGTATAACTTCAACATGTGTTTACACCCTTTTCAGTCAATCCAATCAAAACAGGCATTGAACCCGTCTTCAAATGAATATTTGAAAAGTGTATGTTGTACATATTTATGTTCGTATTTTACTACGAGTTTATCCATATTATTTTTGAACGGTGTAAAATATACATATGAGTAGTGAGTATTTGATAATGGGTCATACGTATATATTTTTTCGGGAATCTTTCGTACTACGATATATCTTATGTCGTCTTGGTCGATTTGATTCATGAAAATTCCATTTCTTAATCGCATTTTACCCGTATATCTCACGATTTTGTCAACAATATCGATCGGAGTATTTTTCCAAACTTCTCCGGCGACGAAGTCGCCTTCGAAGTTAGTAGTTCGGTGGCATTTTTCCCCTGACCAAACTTCATTCATATACAATACTATGAATGAAATCTTTACGTCGTTCTAACCTAAAAAACTGAAAATGAACCTTCCAATGAACCACTACATGAATTGGCGACGAAATATTGTACTGTTCCATACCCTCTTTCAATCACATTATCTGATTCTAATATTTGTATTATTCCTGTTACCTGTAAATACTCTTTCGTAAAATAGGAAACAATATCAAGGCGATAACAGGTAATAACATAATGTGCCAGTAGATTATATGCTTCAAGTTTGGGATCCATCAACATTTCCAAGTCAAACCCCGATGTAACGACAGCTTTATGGCGTGTTTTCAACAATTTTATATGATCTATGAATTTTAAGGAAAAAAATATGCCATTTAATAGGTTTCCATAATATATGCCATCTTTCTTGTTGATATTTTCTGGACTTGTATATAACGGAAGTACGTATTTCGTAAATACATATATTACATTTCTTCGTGTTCGTGAGCATACAACCGGTCCGTTTACTGCGTCATCTTGTGTAACAAGTAAATTCTCAGGGTCGGAGTTCTTCACTTCATCCGAAGAAGTTTGATCCTGTGCTGAATCTATATGTCCTAACTTCTCCGGTTGCAAAGCAACCTCAGAAGTTAGTTGTTGAGTGCCTTCGGCACTCTGACCAGGTTGTTCATTGACCCCCAATGATGTAATATTATCTTCTATAGGATGAATTGTATTCGTAGTTACATCTTCACCAAACCAACGATTATCAGGTACGTCGTTACTATCACAGTTGTTTATTTTACAATGTGTTTCCGACAATTTTTCCATGTGAGAAATGGTTGCTTGGACATCCGTGAAATGTTCAAACATGACTTTGGATAGTTCAGCCGGGGTAATGATTCCTTCTTGGAACATGTAAATACGTTCAATGTCTTCTTCCGATAGTTTGGTGTCATAGAAAAACTCAATCATATCCTTGATAGTAGTATTGGAGCAATTACGAAATTTGGCGATGACATCAATTCTTCCTGGACGGATAAGTGCACTGTCTAAGGTATCGGGATGATTGGATGTCATAATCACAATACGGCCGGGATTTTCCAATACACCATCCAGTAAGTTCAATAAAAAGGATAAATCCACCTTGTTACTGTCAACACGTGGTTCTTTGTTAACTTCATCACTACTCATGATGGGTTCAGACTGATTCATATTCCTCTGGACTCCACGCTTCGCAGAGTCGTCCTTCAGAATATGCGTTGCCACATTCATTTTTAATGTACGTTCCATCACAATGTCACTTTGACAATCCACATCTTCAAGAACATAAATACGTTGATCCAAAGGAATACAGTAAGTTTCGGTTTGTCCCAAGATGGGATTAATCACATTCAAATTTTCATTGAAAAACAGATTTTCTAATTGCGTCTTGGTCATATCGTTGTTCAAATTGATATTACAAATATGACGATTGGTTTCGTTGGCTAGACACTTGATAGTGGATGTTTTTCCTGTTCCTGGCGCTCCAGATAACAACAGTCCAAGTGTATATGGGATTCCCTTTTCGTCATACCATTTACGATTTTTACAAAAGAAATTTACACGGTTACGAATGATTTCAATGTCTTCACCGAACAAATTGGAGAATTTACGGTTCGTCTGAAATTGTTTCATAACAAACGCGAAATAAGGGGGTAATCTTGTCAAATCTTTTGTGTTGTCCATATTCACGGGTACGGTTAGTTGATGCATATTAAAATAATATCGCTTGTTACCTAATTTGTTCTTCACATGAATCGCATATTTCTGTTTAATATCGTCCAAGTAACTACGTAGTTGATCCGTAGTCTTGGTAAAACTATATATCTCAATGATTTGTACAATGGCAGAGGTATTACCGGTTGGACCCGAACCTGAGTTGATATTGGTGGATGTACTCGCATCGTCCGAAGATTGTGTCATACGTGCAAACACTTCGTCGTCGATATTGATGACATCTTTTTGATTCAAAATAAAGTTTTCACGAATATAACTGACGTGAGTTGTATTCTTACTATTGGTAATAAAATCCAAGATTGCATGTCCCAAAATATTATCAGAGTTGTTCACATTGACGGTGATCGTAATCGATGCTGTTTTTTTTTTGAGTTTGTTGTCGGTCAAATCCTTCGTAACACTGGATAAATCCTTTTTGATATTGTCCAATTTGTCCGTATATTTTTTCATTACAAAATTGACAATCGTTGGGGCATTCTTGAACACAAAATCAACCAAACTGGTGGCCACGAAAACATAAATCATGGATAACATATCATTTCCTTGGGAATTTGAATTGCTTCTTCCTCCATTCATATTGTTCAACATCAACATTGTCATCATATTCGATTTCAGAGAATCCATCATATTGTTTGATGAACCCCCCATCATATTATTTTGTGGGATTGCATTCATCGTAGCGTATTGATAGATAATATCCGGTAATTTTATATGTTTTATGAAAAAAGATAAAGTTGTGTTATTATACATGTTCAAGGGTGTAAAATATAATGGAAGAGGAAATACAAAATTATATTGATTCAATGATAGATATGGATTTTGCTGACTATACAATCGATTTATGTTTTACTGCTGTATACTATTATCTCCACAATCACCCTAATAACAACGCAGTAAAAATAGATGAACGTTATAGAATGAAAGAAGAATTACAACATGCAGTCAAAATATACCCTGAAATTGGTAATGTTACATGGGATGAATTGATGAATAATAAAATTATGTATAACACATTCAATACTATTTTTTTCAAAGCATTTTGTAAATGGAGAGAACGTGGTTGGTTTGGTATGACAAATACCATGATAAAAGATGCTGAAAGTTTGGTAAAAGGGCTGAAAGCCTTCTAACTACTAACTCGGAAGGTGACTGGACGAGTTTGCTGAATATGCGTGACTGTGATTTACCGAGTAAAGGTGTGTAAAACACATAGAAACATGTTTGCATAATAGGTTATATGATGACATATTATGCTCTTTGGTACTATTCTTACTGTGATGGAGCACGTGGAGCTTTTGCTATTTCAGAACATCCAGAAATGTTGATAAAATTGCACGAAGAAAATAGTAAGAATCCGAAGTCGCTATGGTGTAATTATCGTGAAGAAATATATGAAATGAAAATTGAACCGATTGAATGTTATACCTATAATAATGAAACAGAGAAGATTGAACCCTACGATGGTAGACAAAAAGAAAACGGTTATGATTTTTACGCTTTCAATACTCTATGCAACGACAGTTTTGGAAGCTCATTTTACGATGATATTGTGATGAAAGTTGCTGATACAGATGGTAACTTCTTAGACAATGACGATTTTGAGGATCTGGATAAAGGTGAAATATTGATTTATTTGTCAAAAGGTTGGTATAAATTGTGGCAAGAATGTTCAGATTTATACCAAAAATTCGAACATAAAGAAAACTTTATCAAATATTTCGATTCGGATTTACCTATGTTTTTATATACGAATTGGCCCAGTCATTCACCCGTTGAACTCAATGTTTATTATGAAGATGGTATCATAAATGCGTAAATTATGGTTGGACAGAAGGCTGTAAGCCTCTATTCTGGGCGGATTGTAATTGGGATCGCACGTAGTGCGATCTCACCCACAATATGCACATAAAGATGTATACCCTTTCTGGGTTAGGATGCCTCAACAGCCCGAAGGGCTGTAAGGTTGAGCCCCTTTGGGGCTCTGACCCTGGGGCATCCTATCCCAGAATAGAGGTTAAAAATGAACACTCTAAATTGCCAAGGGGGGATGTTTCACATGACCCCTTTCACGAATGATTAAAATACGATCGTTTGTTAGTCGTATCGGTCAAAATACAAATAAACACGTTCGACGAGATCCTCGTTTTGGTTTGTTTCAATACGTTTAATTTGTTTTTCAATTTCTGTTTTGAGAACTTCAAGACGTGTTGCAATGTTTGGATTTTTTGATTTTCCGGATTTGTCGATATATTTGTCTGGATTAAATCGGATATAGATCCATTTACCCGAGTGTGCCATGAATAAATCATCATAACGCGTTTCTTCGTCCATGGTGTCATAGGATTTATGCTGATTTTCGTCGGTTTCGATAGCAAGTAACGTATTTCCGATCAATTTACGGTGATCGATTCGTCTACGTATGGTACAATCACAGTGAGAAGTTTCCAAGGTTCGGTCGTGAACAAACCCGTCAAAGATAGAATTGATATAATCACGTACAGTGATTTCCTTGGTTTTTCGATTAAGTCCAAAAGTTAAAGGGTCTAATGGAAATTCACGACGAAAGCATTCGGTACAATAATGTTTGTATTTGTAATTACCCGCGCGTTGATAAGGACAATCATATTCCGCATACCCTGGACACATTTTATCTTTTACATTCACCATGGTTTCTGTTTTACAATTAACACAACAGATCGCTCTGGTTTCACCAGGTTCATTGAATATGGGTATTGCCTTTTCGCATTTGCATTTATGATTAACTACGTTGACCATGGTTTCTGTTTTGCACACCGAACAATGGGTCGGTTTGGTTTCACCAATTTCATTAAATGTGGGTATTGATTTATTACAAAAACAACGTTTGTGTTTGATATCAATCATAGTATCCGTTTTACAACTGGTACAGTGTGTTGCTACAGTTTCGCCTGGGTTACTAAACGATGGTCGTGCTTTTCCACAAACACATTTTCGATGAGTATCACGTACATTGATCATGGCGTCAGTTTTGCACGATTGACAATATTTAGCGGTAGTTTCACTAGCAAGATTGAACGAAGGTAATGCTTTACCACAATGACATTTTTTGTCTCTTACATTGACCATAGTTTCGGTTTTACAGGAAGCACAGTGTGTCCCTTTTTTTTCATTAGGTTCGTTGAAATAAGGTATTGATTTGCCACAAAAACATTTTTTATTGACAATATCAACCATATCAGGTAATTTACATGATGTACAGTGAGTGGGTTTAGTTTCACCTGGGTTAGTGAAAGATGGTCGTGATTTTCCACAAATACATTTTCTGTCTTTATCTTTTACGTTAATCATGGTAACTGTTTTACATAAAATACAACAAACTGGTTGTGACTCAGTTGGTTCATTATAACAAGGTTGCGACGTTCCGCATTTACATTTTTTATTAATTACATTAATCATAGTATCGGTTTTACATTCTGAACAATATTTACCTGTGGTTAAGTTGGGTTCATTAAATGACGGTTGTGATTTACCACATACACATTTGTTACTCATTATATTAACCATCGATTCGGTTTTACATGATAAACAATGCGTGGCTTTGGTTTCCCCGACTACATTAAAACACGGATTTGATTTTCCGCAATAACACATTGCGTGACGAACATCGATCATGGTTTCTGTTTTACAGGAGGCACAATATAAGGCTTTGGTTTCCCCAACGTTGTTAAACGATGGTTGTGATTTACCACATACACATTTTTGACTAACAATATTAATCATAGTGTCTGTCTTGCATGCACCGCAATATTTGGCTTTAGTCTCGGCTTTTTCGTTGAACAGTGGATATGATTTTCCACAATAACAAACTCTATATTGTTTTTTCATAGTTTCTTTGTGAGTTTTACACCGTAATGGAACACCATAAACCTTACCATAAGACGCACGTTGTTTACAGTTTAGATATTCACAAATTTTTGGCATGGCGTTATTGTATAATATTATATAAGCCTATGTATTTATGTCCTTTTTTATTGTGACACAAATAATCAATTTTTTGTATTAAAAAAATATGACACGCATTTAGACATTTTCTGGATTTTTATAATTTTCATAATTTTTAGAAAAACACGTTTTCACGAAATTATTTTCTTTTGTTAATCTATACTCGATAACATGGCAGGCGGCTTGTTGCAGTTAGTAGCTTACGGGGCCCAGGATATTTTCCTTACAGGAACTCCCGAGATAACTTTTTGGAAGGTGTCTTACAGACGCCACACAAACTTCGCGATGGAATCCATCGAACAAACCTTTTCAGGCCAAGCCGATTTCGGTCGCCGAGTGACTTGCACCATCTCCCGTAACGGTGATTTGGCTTACCGCACGTATCTTCAGGTGACTCTTCCTGAAATCAATCAATCCATGGTTTCCAACTCCTCCACGGACGGAATCTATGCTCGTTGGTTGGACTTCATTGGTGAACAATTGATTGCCCAAGTCGAAGTTGAAATTGGTGGTCAACGCATTGACCGTCAATATGGTGACTGGATGCACATCTGGAACCAATTGACCATGACTGCCGAACAACAACGTGGTTATTTCAAAATGATTGGTAACACCACCCAATTGACCTACATCACCGATCCTACCTTCGCCGCCATCTCTGGTCCTTGCTCATCCACCGCCGGTCCTTCCCAAGTGTGTTCCCCCCGTAACGCCTTGCCAGAAACCACCCTTTACATCCCTTTGATGTTCTGGTTTTGCAAGAACCCCGGGCTATCATTGCCCCTTATCGCCTTGAAATCTGTAGGGCAGAAAAGTATCCAACCTAAAGCATCCGAGCCCTGCTTTAGTAAAAATTTGTTGTGGTCTCGGGAGGAAATGTTTCCTCAAACCCAGATGCTAGTCGGTGCTTGTTGCTAAGGATGCAATAATTACTGGCGACATATCCAAACTGATCGGGAAACCCGTAAAGACGTATAAAGAAAATTGTTTATATAATAGTATAAGTGCTATAAGTGGTAGTATGAACAAACATTGTTGCAAATGTAAAATTTTAAGAGATATAACTGATTTTGGAAAATTAAAAAATAGTCCAGATGGTTTACGATATGATTGTAAAATTTGTAGAAATATGTACAATATGCGAGTGAAGGAACATGTAAAAGAAAAAAATCGCGCATATTATTTAGAAAATAAAGAATCAATTCTTACAATCAACAAAACATATCGAGAAACAAACGAAATTCAAATAAATATTCAAAGAAAACAATATCGTAATCGTCCTGAAATAAAAGAGCGCGTTAAGGTAAAAAATAAAGAATATTTACCAATTCGAAAAGAACAAATCAAACTACGACGAAAGACAGATCTTAATTTTCAATTAAGTGAAGTTATGAGAAGTAAATTCCATAGAATGTTAAAAAATCAATCGGTTTCTTACAAAGAAATATTAGGTTGTGATTTAAATTTTCTAAAAAAATGGATAGAATTTCGATTCGACTCTCAAATGTCGTGGGAGAATTTCGGGGAATATTGGCAGATTGATCATATAATACCTATTCATGCTTTCAATTTTAATGATACAAATAATAAAAATATTTGTTTTCATTGGACTAATTTACAACCATTGACAGGATTAGAGAATCGGTCAAAATCAGATAATTTGCAACTACACTACTACTTTAATAACATTGTAAATGTTAATCGTTTTAATATGAAATATAAACAATTTTTGGGGTACCAAGCTGTAAATGAAAGTTTACAGTGGCTAAAGAAAAAAGACTTTAGGTATGGTAACAATCCCCCGTATGAAGATGTGAAAGCATCTGAAATTGGCAATCCGCAGCCCAGACTCTAAATCCGCTATGATAAGGACATGAGTAAGGTTCAACGACTAAATGGTTATGGGTCTGAGAATTCTAATCAAATTCAATGATGACTTAAGATATAGTCTATTCCCTAGGTTTTAATAATTTTCATATGTAATACTGGTTGAATAGTATGAAAATAGCCTACAAATACTCCGAAAGGAGGGGTAACCGTGAAGTACAGTATCACGAAGTCAAGATCAACCTTGATATCCGCCCCATTGGTGAATGCTTGTGGGCCGTCAAAACCCTTACACAATCCTCTTCCGCCATGGGAACTGTGTCCGCCACCATTCCTTACCAACAATCCTTGGTCGCGGCATCTTTGTACGTTGACTATGTGTTCTTGGACACAGATGAAAGACGCAAGATGGCCCAAAACCCACATGAGTATCTCATCGAACAGGTGCAATTTACAGGCGATGAGAGTGTAGGCAGCAGTTCTAATAAGATCAAATTGAATTTCAATCACCCCTGCAAAGAACTCATCTGGGTCGTGCAACCTGATGCCAATGTTGACTACTGCGCTTCGTTGGATAACACCCAAACTCTGTTCAAGACCTTGGGCGCACAACCCTTCAACTATACCGATGCTTTGGATGCTCTTCCCAACGCTATCCATGCCTTCGGTGGACCTGGTGAAACCTCATCTGGCAACTTCATCGTTTCCTCTGGTTTGTTCGATATGCCTGGATCTGCCAGTTCAGGTGATTTGAATGCTACCGCACAATGGCAAGCCAGTGCCTATGGCTCAGCAACCGCATCACCCGAATTACCTTTCGGAAACCAAGGTGCGGCTATTGGCGCTTCCTATGTGTCCGATGCCGGTACCTTCGTCCTTGCCGAAACCGCCCTCGATATGCATTGCTGGGGTGAAAACCCAGTGGTTACCGCCAAACTTCAACTCAATGGCCAAGATCGATTCTCTGAACGCGAAGGCTCTTACTTCGACGTGGTTCAACCCTTCCAGCACCACACCCGCGCACCCGATACCGGTATCAATGTGTACTCATTTGCTCTTCGCCCAGAAGAACACCAGCCAAGTGGGAGTTGCAACTTCTCCCGTATTGATAACGCCGTACTCCAACTTGTGCTTTCATCCGGCACAGTTGCTGGTACTGCCACTGCTAAGGTACGTGTGTATGCTGTAAATTACAATGTCCTTCGTGTCATGAGTGGAATGGCTGGAGTCGCGTATTCCAATTAAAGCGGGTAATGTATGGAAACCACAGTCATTTAGCAAAACATATAAAAACAAAAGTCAAATTTGCGTTGTAGTGTGCGTTGTATAAAGCGTTGTACGGCTGGCTACAGCGCGTTTGTTTGTATGAAAAATTGAATAATTATATCATATATAAAAAATATATAATATACCACAACTACCGTCTACTACTAATTTCGTATACCATCAAGTATGGAACATCATCATTATCATAACATCGTGTCAGAGCAGTACCAAGTGGTTGAATATATCAGAGGACATTTCATAAAAAACAAAGGTATTGTAACCGAAAAAAATCCTATTTGGGTAGTTAATCATGAAGGTAAAGAATTATTATTATTGTTTGTTGAACCAAATATTTTGTGTAAATTATGTCGTGAATCTTACAACCGAATACTTGCTTTTGAAAAAAAACATAAAAATGGAACAAAGTTTTCGTGGACAAAAAAGGACAAACAAAATGAAAAAATAAAATATATACGCGCAAATTTCAATGATACAGCAATTTATATACATCAAGTCATTATGGATTGGTATGGTCATGGAAATGGAACAGCCGAATTATCGGTAGATCATATTGATAGAGACCCATTGAACAATACCATGGAAAATTTACGTATCGCGACTTGTAAAGAGCAACACGATAACTCCAAGGGAATTGTACCAAATACAAAAAGGGAACGAAGAAATGATGCCACAGAATTACCAGAAAATATTCTCCAAGAACAATTACCAAAATATATCACATATAATATTAATAAATATGGAAATAACCAAGAATTCACTCGTGAGTTTTTCAGAATAGAAGGTCACCCATTGTTAATTTCAAGTCAATCTATATGGAGTAGTACTACTAAGAAATCGGTATCATTACAGGAAAAATTACAACAAACCATAGAAGCCTTACAATATTTGAATTCACATGATACATTACCTGAAAAAATCGTACGCGATTTGCCCCAATATGTAACCTATTATGTAGAACGTGAACATCATTTACTGGCATGGCAAAAAAATGTAGGTGATCAACGATTATCCAAGAAAATAACACTCGAACAAGATTATTTTGATATGAACAAAGAAGAACAAGAACAGGAATTACAACGATTGAATCGGGAAGTAATCAAAAAATATGATAATAAATACTCCATTTTCACGTTAGATGCGGACGAATTACACAAAATAAACACGGAAAAAGAACAAGAATTACCTATGTATGTTCGTACCCAAGAATTTTACGACGGAACGTATTTGGTGTTCAACAAAAGTAAAGGTGAACACCGTATTTCGATGACTGCAAAATTGCCGATGAATTACAATATCAACAAGGAATTACATATACTTAATACAAAAATAATGGAAAAACATGGCATTGAACATGCGATTGTATTGGACAGATACCCGTACGATCCGGCGTCAGACGTAATTGAAATTCCTGAGAACATATACGTATCATTGAATTGTAAAAAACCATATATATTTATTAAAAAAGATAATGACACGTACACATTAACCTTACCCGAACGTTATGATTTACAAGAACAAATTGAACTCGTACAATTATTACCGGATATGCAAACAAAAGATCAAGAACATAACATCGACGAATATAAACAATTATTCACAGAAGGTATGAAACCAAATAATATCAGTCTGTGTCTGAAATATAAACGATATTATCAATTACAATACAAATTAAAAACCAAAGAACACCGTCACGACAAATCAATATCATTACCAAGGACGCCAACGTTTAATATGAATTTGGAATTGGTCAAGATGAATGAAAATATTATCAATGTATATGGGAAACAATTTGCTATTTTATTATAAAATTTTGATATGAAAAACAAATATCTTTTTATAAATTTTATTTTTATTTCAATAACTAATATAAATATAGTTTGCGCATAAAATTGATTATAAATATGTGATTTATATATTTAATTGTATATGCCAGAATTTACTCGTTCGGTAGATGAATTAATTCCTAAATTATCTAAACAAAAAGTGCATATATTGACACATTTGAAAAAAAATTACTCGAGAAACATACATTATATTGAAAAACCATCCATACATATATCTGATGAAGTAAAACAGAATAAATCTGGTGGTCATAATCGTATTGATATTTTATTGACTGAAGAAGCATTTGTACTTGTACAGAATTCATACAATTTAAGAAATAAACAAATTACAGAATTAACAGTAAACGGAAATTTAACCGGGTTTATTTTGCCAATAGAAACACAAACAATCGGATTTATCGAAAATTCTTATGTAGATTGTGTTGAAACTATTAGGCAGTTTATAATTGGCAAATATCGTGTTGATTTATATTTTCCCAAGCATAAAATAATTGTAGAATGTGACGAATTTGGACATGTAGATAGAGATCCGAATTATGAATCAACAAGAGAAAAATACCTAATATCTCAAGGAAATAATATGGTTCGATATAATCCGAATGAACCTAATTTTGACTTGTCAAATGTACTGAAACACATAAATAAAATAATTATGTCAACATAACGATTATATATTACATGATCGTATAAAAAACTTTTTATTGCAAAAATTGATTGGAAAAATATATAGATACAAAACAATATATTAGCGCGTTAGTGTATCAAATATGGACAACTATGAATATGATAGCGATAGAGAAAGAGAAAGAGAACTCAGACATGACATAAAACGCGAATATTACAAACAAATTTTTCCAGAAGCATTATTTAAAATTGATATTGACATTGGAAAATTAGATAATATTTTACATGAAGGAAATACAATAAATCTGAGTATAGACTATCCATGCACTTATAACAAACCCAATACGAATATTTCTGTTGATAAACAGACAGATTCTACACTAATAAAAGCGATTACATTTCAATCTGATGATGAGGTGAATGACCATCTTTATATAAAAATGGATTGGGATAATACATTATTAACGTTTGCTTATAAAAATATAAAAAAAATTACTATAAAAGATTGTATTCAATTACTAATCGATATACAATATAAACCATGTGATGGTCACTATTTCTTAGAGGCATTTGATCTAAAATATGACACTGAATACGGGGAATATTTTGACATTCATTTTGGTTCATGATAATTTTATCCCGATAATATATAAAAATGAAGTTCAAAGGAATTGGTCCATTATGTACACCGGCGTACGTTTATTTAGTGATTTCGATCATCGCACTCATCGTGATGTTTTTACAAAATTTTGGTAACCGAGAGGTCTATTGTTTGGGTTCGTATTCGTGCGATGTCTCGAATGTAGCGATTATTTTTATTGTAAAAATCTTGTATGTCTTGCTCTGGACTTGGATTTTGAATCTAATTTGTGGTGCGGGTGCCGAGGGCTTGGCTTGGTTCTTAGTATTGTTACCCTTTTTGATTTTTTTCATTTTGTTGTCCCTGTTAATGATATAATTTCATCCTATAATATAAGTATATGATGAAATGATGGGAACCACCAACAAACGAAAAATGTCACATAAAAATCTAACACGTAAACAAAGCGGATGTCATTCAATACCAAGAAATTTGTCCAAGAACACCCAGAATACAAAGAATGGGAACGTGTTCTGGTAGATTTTCCTAAGAAAGATTGGATAAGAATATATTCATAATGTTTTGACATCGAATCCGTACGTTTCAAAATCCAGTATAGTTTTCCAAAACCACATACGTTGTAATGCGTTATCGTGTAACAATAACGATTGTTTTTTGGCATAATTTGTAAAAAACAACCCATGTTCATTATGTAACAATACACGTTCAGAAAACAGTCTTTGTGAATTATGAAAACTCGTTTGTAAATCGTCGACAAGGTTATTATTCATATGATATATGATGGAACGATCAAAATCATACGCGGTCAATAAATCGGCTTCACGCACAATGTTATAGGCAGTTTGATATTCACCCATTTCGGGAAATCCGTGTTCTTTCACAAAGGAATAGGACATGGTAGATATGATCTTGGTAGTGGTGTCGACTTCGTACGGTTTCAAATGTTCTCCCAAGAATCGCTCAATGTTCACCAATTCTCTAGACTTATCGGTGTATTTTTTGTCACACATATCATGAATGATGGCCGATACATAAATCAATCGTTCTTGGGATTGTATTTCCGGTCGTATATTCACTTCGTCACGGAAAATCTGATTGGCATAATAGAGAGTATTCATGCTATGTTGTAGACCGTGTGATTCGTCAATATTATATCGCAATGTGGTGGTCAATACGTAACGAAATAATTTTGAGAACAACATGGTATGTATGATGATAGTACTAAATATTTATGTCTTTTTACTAAGGTAGTAGGCTAACAACGTTCCAATAGTATTTAGACCAAGTAAAAATTGATTTGAAATGAATTCTGTAATATTTGTTAGTAATACATATAGAATAATAATTTTATACATCACATAATGGAAGGCAAAATTATCATCAAAGACGTTTTACCGGAAGAGAATTCGTATCGTTTTACCATTGAAAATATCAATGTTTGTTATGCGAATGCGTTACGTCGTGTTTTGTTGTCGGAGATTGATATTTGTGTAATACAAACAGAAAACGAAGAAGTGAATCAATGTTTTATAGAGACGAATACCACCCGTTTTCACAATGAAATATTAAAACAACGATTAAGTTGTATACCGATTCATGTAAAAGATCTGGAATTATTACCGGGTAATTACGTATTAGAAGTAGATGTAACGAACGAAACGGATACGATTATGTATGTGACAACGGAACAATTTCGTATCAAAAACAAAACAACAGGTAAATATATTACGAATGAAGAGACGCGTAAGATATTTCCACCCAATGCTATATCGCAACACTATATCGATTTTTGTAGACTAAGACCTAAAATTAGTGATACCATTCCTGGTGAAAAAATCAAACTCACCGCGGAATTTTCAAAAGGTAATGCCAAGAATAATAGTATGTATAATGTGGTGAGTCGTTGTTCATATATGAATACACGTGATAAAATGGCAGAAATGAATGAATGGAAACGTCTTGAGAAAGAATTACGTGACAAGTATCAATCCATAACGGAGGAGGAAATAACTTTTGAAAAACGTAATTTTGAATTGTTAGATGCTCAGAGATTCTTTCATCCGCATAGTTTTGATTTTGTAATCCAAAGTATAGGAATTTACGATAATGTGGAATTAATTTTGAAAGCGTGTATTGTATTACAAAACAAATTCATAGATATGGTACAAAATTTGGTAGAAGGGACTATACCGATTCATATCAGCGAGACGTCGATGGAAAATTGTTATGACGTGGTGCTAGAAAATGAAGATTATACTGTAGGTAAAATATTAGAATATAATTTGTACGAACGGTTTTATGTCAAAGAACAAGTGTTGTCGTTTTGTGGATTCAAAAAATTTCATCCGCACAATACCGAAAGTATTATACGTATTGCGTTTTCCAAACCGAATGAAATGGATCAAATAAAATATGCTATAAAGGAAGCTTGTGTAGATTCCCAGACAAAAATATCCGAAATTTATCATTTATTTGAATCACGTCATGGTGGTGAAAAAATACCCCTACCAATGAAATAAAATCTACGATCACATAAGAAGATATTATACCGATAAAAAATTGATTTTTTATCCACGATACGTATTATTAGGTATAATACATATCCAATCCATATATCACATATATTATTGTTAAAATGAAAGCCGGTATTAAAAAATCTTCGCGTATTAAAAATGCGCGTAATAACGTTACTTTGCCACTGGAATTGCCATCAAAATCAAGCGATTTAGACGAATCATCAAACACTCAAATAGATGCGGATGTGACTGAAGATATTGATGAGGCTACAAGGAATGTTAGCCCTTTGCCAGAAGATGTGGAGGAAGTGCCGGTATCTATTTCAGAAAAAAATGAACAAAAAAATATGAAAATGGAATCATTAATGAACCGACGTATTGATGAATATATCGTTGGATTTAAAAATGACATTAAATTGAAAATGACCACTTTAGAAATAATTAATCAACCAAACATGACAGAGACTGATGTGGAAAAAATGAGAGAATTTTTAGAGTATGTATTTGAATACCCAAAATTGATATTGAATAAAAAAGATTTTAATGTGACGAAAAGAAGATCATCCACGCTGATAGATACGAATCAAGAAAATTATGTATTACCATTCCCAGCACATATGCAATGTCTGGCAAAAAGATCGGATGGTATACAATGTACGCGTAAAAAAAAGAAGTGTTGTAACTTTTGTGGAACTCATGCAAAATTGGATGAGATACATCGCTCATCAACACCCGAATCAGTCCAGCGCATGGAAGTATCTGCAGAAGATATTCACGGAATTATCTATTATATAGATCGTTATAACAATGTGTATAATACAGAGGATATTTTAGAAGGTAAAGAAAATCCTCGAATTATAGCAAAAGCCACCAAGCATTCAAACAATATGTATATGATTGAAGAGTTTTTGTAAGTGGGCTACTTGAAACGTTAGCCTACGACAACTAATTTCGTAGGCTACATCAAGGAACAACTTCTGATAATAATTTCGTGTTTATTTTCCGTACAATTGATTCAGATGTAATTACGGGTCGATTATCCATAATATAGGTATTTACTTCGGTCGCTTTTTCTTGATTACCATCATAATAATTCGATAAAATGTTCATTAAAAGTGATTTGGTAATTGATTTCTTTACCGTCTTTTTTTTGTATTGAATATGTCCATCATTAATATCAAAACAGTCGATTTGATTTTGTTTCATAATGTCCATTAATCGTGTGGTAATGTTTTTTTTGTCTAATTTACGCTTTAGTACTTCTTTTTGTAGAGTACGTATTTCGTTATCATTTTTTACCCATTCTTTGATAATTCTTACCAGATCTTCTTTTTCCATGAATAAGTCGAGTATGATTATCGGTAATAATATGTTATATAAATTATGTCTATATTATAACATACTGTAAAAATGTTTAAAAGAATGAGTTTAACAGTAACACAATCAAAATATAATTCAGCTAATGCACAATCTACACCAATACCAAATACGGCACATATGCTACCATTTTCTAAAAAGAATTTTTCATCAATGTCATTATCGGTAGCCTCTAATAATCAAGTTATTCCAACTATGATGAGGTCACCGTCTATAAATCGAAATACGCATCATGTTCCCGAAGTAAATAATCCAGCGAATGTACCAAAAATGTTATGGGGTAAACCAACATGGTATTTATTACATATGTTAGCGGAAAAAATCCAAGAGAATAAATTCCAAGAATTACGTCCACAAATATTAAATATTATTTATTCTATATGTAATAATCTTCCGTGTCCTACCTGTGCGATACATGCAAAGGAATATCTAAACAAAATTAATTTGTTTCATATTAATACCAAAGAAGAATTAAAAATAATGTTATTTAATTTTCATAATGTTGTGAATAACAGAAAAGGTTATCCAACATTTTCAAGACAAGAGTTGGATAATTTATATATGAAGGCCGATCCGATTGCTATTATACAAAACTTTTTAATATCTTTTAACAAAAAAAACAAGAGTATACGTTTGCTGGCTGATGATTTAAGTCGTCAAAACATCACCAATTCACTGAAAACATGGTTTCAACAAAATATCAAGTATTTCGATCCACCAAACTCTTCCGGTGGCTTCGCCACCTTATGAGTTAGTAGTTGGTAGACTGAAAGCATTTATGCAGTATTAATATTTTTACAACGGTAAACAGTCTTGGAAGGACGACTACACACTTCTACATTACCGATATTAAGATATTGTAAATCAGCCCGTTTTGTGGAACGAATAGAAAAAGCCCAACCGATTCCCCAGACGATACCGATTATCAAGGAGATCATGATAAAAACGATACTATTACAAGAATTATTCATCAACCATAGTGATTCAAAAATAAGTAATAGTGGGAAAATAACAAGAATAGCAATGTTTTGTTGTAGTGCTATAAGCGCATTTGCGTATGTAACTGGTGGTGCTGTAAAAGATGTTACTAAATAAGCAAGTGTATAAGCATATACTAGAATATTTAATGGTGCTTTTGATAGAGGTTGAATCGAACCACCTGTACCGATCGGGATAGCACCAAGATAAAACGTATTACACCTATGATTTGGCGGCGACATTAAATCGTCACCCAATCCTTTTTCCAACATATACGACGTAGATACAGTGAGAATAGTGCCGATTAACAATCCTACAATATAAATAGCCCCTCGTGGATCTAAATTAAATAGTGATTGTAATAAAAAATAGGATATAAATATAATAGGGGCTAACCTAAATATTAAATAGATGACGTTGAAAAGATTATAATTGTTAGCGCTCATTATAAGACATTCTTAGAAAAAAAGATGTAAAGACAATATCATAATAGTATATAGACATGGGAATTCCGGCATATTTTTCATATATTATAAAAAATCATGTACAAATATTGAAAAATTTATTATTTGTGCAATCAACCATACAATTTGATCATTTGTATATGGATAGTAATTCCATTATTTATGATACTTATCATGAAATATTACTTTCAAATAAAAATCCGACTTATGATGAGATCATAGACAAAACCATACAAAACATTCAGACCATTGTCACATTAATTCACGCCACCAAAACAGTGTATATAGCATTTGATGGTGTGGCGCCAATGGCCAAAATGAAACAACAAAAATCACGTCGTTATCGCACACTTTATGTTGATAATTCTACCGAAGCGACAACGCCTATTTTCAATACCACTATGATCACACCGGGTACACGATTTATGGAAAGATTATCGATAAAATTACACGAAGCATTTGATAAATCTGGTTATATCATATCTACGTCTGACGAACCTGGCGAAGGTGAACATAAAATGATGCAACATATGCGTGACCATCCAGACAAAGAAGGTTATACGGCGATTTATGGATTAGATTCGGATTTGATAATGTTGGCGATTTACCACGAATATCTGTACAAACGTATTTTTATTTTTCGTGAAGCCCAAGATTTTTTCAAATCGCGTATCCCTATCACATTCTCACATGCCAAAGAACCATATTTTATGGACATATCCGAACTAATACAATCCATCGCAAGTGAAATGCGGGTAACGAATAGTACAAAAGAAACCACTCTACAAACCGTATACGATTATGTATTTTTGTGTTTTATGATCGGGAATGATTTTTTACCACATTTTCCGATGGTGAATATTCGTACGCATGGTATTCAGATACTGTTAGATACCTATTATAATTTACACTCAAAACATAAAAAATTAGTAAACTTAAGTGAAATAACAAAACCGACTGTTAATTGGTCGGCAATTGCAAAATTAATAGAAAGTTTGGCAAAAAATGAACATGAATTGTTATCACAAGAATATGATCATCGTGAGAAGCAATCGCGTAGGTTTTTTCCCGAGGCATCTCCTGAGGAAAAGGAAGTAGCTTTGAGTAATTCACCAATACAATTTCGTGGTGAAGAAATGTATATTGCACCTAATATAAACGGGTGGGAAACGCGTTATTATAAAACATTGTTTCATACCAAGAATCCGGACAAAGAATTCATCAAAAAATGTTGTATACATTATTTGGAAGGGTTAGAATGGGTATTTGATTATTACACAACAGGGTGTACTGATTGGCAATGGAAATATGAACATGATTATCCACCATTATTCCGTGATTTATGTATGTATGTTCCGACGTTAAACACACGATTTATTGTAGAAAATCGCAAACCGTGTACTACCAAACAGCAGTTAAAATACGTATTACCTGCGAAACAACTATACGACGAAGGTATTATCACGGAAGAAATATTCCAAACTCAGTCAATCCAAGAAAAATCGAAACTACAGTACGGTTGGGCATTTTGTAAATATTTATGGGAAGCACATATAACGGTGTAACCGTTCAAGCCTCTATTCTGTGCATAAACCTGAAAGATGTATATCTCACTCTTGGTAGGATGCCCTGGGGTCGGAGCCCCAAAGGGGCTCAACCTTACAGCCCTTTGGGCTGTTGAGGCATCCCAACCAAGAATAGAGATTAAAAATTGATTTTTTTAGAGCAATCGTACAAAACAACCATAACCAACCATACAATGATTTCATCAGTAAAACTACACGTCAAATTTCAACCGCATTACAATACGAGAAGTCAACGTAAAATGAAAGAATATGAACAACTATCTGATTCGATAAAAAATTACGTACCAATTAGTGAAGAACCACCACGATTGACCATGATATTTGATACGGAAACAAGTGGATTATTACCCAAAGGAGATGTTCCTATAGAAAATAAACCATATATATTACAATTATCGTATGTGTTGTATGACGAAGATAAAGATATTGTGGTGGAAGAATACAATCATTATATTAGATTAGATGATACGTCGATTACTATCGATCAAGCCGCTTCTGACGTACATAAAATAACCAAGGAAACATTGCAAAATAATGGTATTCCGATAGAAGAAGCGTTGACTCAGTTTTATAAAGATTATCGACGTTCAACCCGTATTGTGGGTCATAATATTTCATTTGATATTCAAATGATATTGACAGAGGTAGAACGTAATTATCATAAAATGAAGATGAATGGATGTGAGTCTCCAGAATGCATATTTAATAAATTGTATGAGAAAGTTCATAAGATAGACCACTTTGATACCATGGAGCATGGCATCAATATTTGTAATATAGGTGTTGAATCAAATCGATATGGGAAGTTGGGTAAAGATGAATATATGACTCCGGTAAATATCAATGGTATGACATTTGAGAAGAGAATGTATAAAAAACGTCCAAGTTTATTGGAATTATTATTACAATTAAATTTAGAAGTTGGGAAATTACATGATAGTATTGAAGATGTGTATTGTTGTTACCGTATTTATAAAAAAATCAAACCAATCTAAATAGTTAGTACAATTTATTACTTTTTTTTTACAGCGTATACACCAGTAAAAAAGAGTTTTATTAATAAGGTTACAATACACAAAATACAATCTATTCTAAAAGATTAAGTACGAATTCGTGAGGAGGATTTCTTGAATATAAATTATCATCAGAGTCTTTCAAATATAATACACCTTGATGAACAAATTCAGTCGTCACCAACTCTTCTTCGATCTCCTCGCCCTCTTCCAATTCTACATCATCCGCAATTTGATCAGCCGATACAACCTTTTTAACAACTACTTCGGATTCAGTAATTGTTGATTTGTTAGGTAACAACGCGTCTTGTAATTTTTTATACGTATCTTTATCAATTACGTTTGATTCAGACATTTTTTCAATAAATTGGAGAATAATATCAGTATCACTGTTAATTTTACTTTCTACGGAAGTATTGGTTTTCTTAGGTGAACGTGTTTTTTTTTCTGGTTTGACACTATTAGTTGATTTGTTCTCTACCACAACAGGTTCTACCACAACAGGCTCTACCACAACAGGCTCTACCACAACAGATTCTACCACAACAGGCTCAACAGTAGACTTAACTTTTTTAGGAGCGCGAGGCTTTTTTTCTGGTTTGGCACTGTCGACAACAACGCTGTCGACAGTAGCACCATCAACAACCGTATCTACAGTAGGTTTGACTTTCTTGGGAGCGCGAGGCTTTTTCTCAGGTTTCACACTCTCAGTAACAGCGACACCGTCAGTAACGACAGTAGCACTATCAACAACCGTTTCTTTAACTTTTTTAGGAGCGCGAGGCTTTTTCTCAGGTTTCACATTCTCAGTAACAGCGACACCGTCAGTAACGACAGTAGCACTATCAACAACCGTTTCTTTAACTTTTTTAGGAGCGCGAGGCTTTTTCTCAGGTTTGACGCTGTCAGTAACAGCGACATCGTCAGTAACGACAGTAGCACTATCAACAACTGTTTCTTTAACTTTCTTAGGAGCGCGAGGCTTTTTCTCAGGTTTGACGCTGTCAGTAACAGCACTGTCAGCAACAGCACTGTCAACAACAGATTCAACAGTAGGTTTAACTTTTTTGGGAGCGCGAGGCTTTTTCTCTTTACCTGCACCGGATGGTGAGTCAGTGAAAACAGTCGTCGCAGGGGCAACATTTTCAACAAGAAGTTGTTGAACGGCATTGATAGCCGACTCTTTCATACTGACAGTTTGGACAACGGTTTCGATTGATGATGACATGTTATTGATTATTGGTTTTTGGATTGGATATTTTAAAACATATTGTCAGAAAAAGCAAATCAATTTTTGTAAAAATAAAGTGATAAATAATAAAAGCGTTTTGTGGCGAAAAATATTTCGACCACATACTTCCTATAACTGATTATAGGAAGTATGTGAAAATATGTGGTAAAAAATATTTTATGGTAAGGGGCTAAAAGTCCACAAACTACAAAACATCATCGATCACCTGAGGTCACTAGTGGTGATCGGAACGGGGTATAATGTTGTTACATATGTATAATTATTTGTTAGGTTTTGTTGGCTTTGGCTTTGGCTTTGGCTTGGACACGGGTTTGGGAAAATACGAATTGATAGGACTAATAATTGATTGTGTCATACTTGATTGATTTTAGATTGGATATTATAGAAAATATGTAAACAAAAAGCCAATCAATTTTTGTGAAAATAAGTGATAAATGAATAAAAGTGTGTTCTATTTGTTAGCTTTGCGTTTAATTTTTTGCATAAGATTATGTGCCGCTTTTTTATCGAGTTGTAACATATTGAATAAATATGTAAACACGATATTTTCTTTGTAGAATAGTACAAGATCATTCACGTCTTGGTCACTAAATTGACTACTGAATGTATTTTTCTTATCAATTAGTGGTTGCATTCTTTCGAAAACATAATTCGGAATCTCCGGATGGTCAATTTGGTCTGCCATATTGTTATTATTATATCAAATCTGATATAATAATCTCTGAATAAATCAATTTTCTTAGCGTACGTCAGTGTTGAGAAGGTATGAGGATGTGTGTAATCAGAGAGAGATGATGAGATTGATGGGGTTGGAGATGGGAGAAGGGTTATGTAAGATAGAAAGGGAGAAGGAGATGAGTGTAAGGAAGGTGGAGAGTGAAAGTCGTATGATGAAAGAAGTGTTGGAAGGAAAAGTCGAGGTGAAAGGTCTATTGATAGGAAAGGAAAGATTGGAAGATGGAAGGACGAAGTATGAGATGTATGTGAAAGGTGAGGGAACGAAGGTGATAAGAGTGCGAGATGAAGAGAAGTATAAGTATAAGATGTACGAATTGAAACGATATGTGGAGGAGAAGAAAGGAGGCATGAAATTAAAGATGGAATTCGTGTGATATTGCCGAGCCGTTCTCAATGAGACTCTTGCCGAGCCGTTCTCAAATAGGACTATTCACATCTTTGGTGAAGATATAGGTAAAAAAGATGTGAATAAAAACGCTTAGGAAAGGGACAACCCGGCTATTTACCGTCGGGATATAGAATACGATAATTTTGCAAATAGTAAAATATATGATTTCAACCAAGAGAGTTATAATAGAAGGGTTCGGCAATGTCAACCAATAGATATATAATAGAAGGGTTCGGCAATGTCAGGACGGTTCTTAGTAATATTCTTTCTTGGTCTTGGTAAAAATGGATAGAAATAGTAAACCTCTATGGTAGGGACAAAAGCGTCACTTCCCGACGGGCAATAACATGTATTTTGTATAAGAGTTTTACCAAGATAGAATATTACTAAGAACGTGTTGACATTGCCGATCCCTTCTTTCAAGAGGGTGATGAAAGAAGGGATCGGCAATGTCACAACGGTTCTTAGTATTATTTCTATCTTGGTCTTGGTAAAAATAGATAGAAATAGATAACCCTGATGGTCAGAACAAAAGTTTTATAAATCAAAGATCGATATAACACACTTTGTATAGGATTTTCCAAGAGGGTGACGACAGATGGTCTTAGTAATATATCATATATAAGATTCTTCCAAGAGGGTGACGACAGATGGTCTTAGTATTATATCATATATAAGATTCTTCCAAGAGGGTGACGACAGATGGTCTTAGTATTATATCATATATAAGATTCTTCCAAGAGGGTGATGAAAGAAGGGGTCGGCAATATCACAATGGGTTCTTACACCTTTGACGATTTAAAACGCCCATCAAAAGGTAATTTCGGGTTTCACGACATACCACGCTTATCTCCCTTTCGGGGTATCACAGGTATCCATTGTTAGTAATACCAATTCCTACTTGTTTGGAACTCCTTATACCCTTACTGGGATATTACAAAGGAAAAACAGGGAACTTTTTTAACGGTATTACCACTCATAAGTTTCCTTATAAGCAAGAGTGGTTATACTACAAGTTGTTTCATTGTAATTCATTCTATGAAACGGTAGGGAATACTCGTACACCACCAACCTGTACTCTTTCTTATTTATCCTGTTGTCTTTAAGTAGTTTTTACATCACATCTAAAATGGGCGTTTTAAATCGTCAAAGGTGTAATATTATTCTTTCTTGGTCTTGGTAAAAATAGATAGAAATAGATAACCCGTAGGATCGGGACAACCTACTCGCATACCGATGGCCTATTCAACACATTTTGTATAAGAGTTTTACCAAGATAGAAGATTACTAAGAACGTTACACTATTGCCGACCCCTTCTTTCAAGTGGGTCATAAATAGACGGGCAATAACATATAAGAAGGGATCGGCAATGTCAACACGTTCTTAGTATTATTCTTTCTTGGTCTTGGTAAAAATAAATAGAAATATAATACCCATAGGATCTGGGCAAAAGCGTCACTTCCCGATGGCCTATACAACACATTTTGTATAAGAGTTTTACCAAGATAGAAGATTACTAAGAACGTTACACTATTGCCGACCCCTTCTTTCAAGTGGGTCATAAATAGACGGGCAATAACATATAAGAAGGGATCGGCAATGTCACAATGGCTCTTAGTATTATTTCTATCTTGGTCTTGGAAAAAATAAACAGAAATAGATAACCCAGATGGTCATGACCAAAGTTTTATATTTCGATAGACGATGTAACACATTTTGTATAAGATTCTTCCAAGAGGGTGACGATAGATGGTCTTAGTAATATATCATATATAGGATTTTCCAAGAGGGTGATGTCAAATGGTCTTAGTAATATATCATATATAAGATTCTACCAAGAGGGTATATCAAAGAAGGGGTCGGCAATGTCAACACGTGGTCTTGGTAAAGACCCTGGCTATGTGCCAACGAGCGTAGCGAGTTGTGCAAGTCTCGGAGCGTAGCGACGTGACATAGCCTAACATATAACTTACCAAACTTCTCCGGCCACCTTCGGTGGCCTCCGAAGTCAGTAGTTAGAAGGCTTTCTGCTCCCTGACCAAAATAAATAACATAAAAATACATCAATATAATACGTCATACGTATATTGATCAAGATATAAATATAGATCTACATGTTGCGACGAACAATCCATACTTTTTCGGTAATTTCGCCAAACTTCTCCAGCCACCTTCGGTTGTCTCCGAAGTTAGTAGTGAAGAGGCTACTAGCCACCCGTAGCCCATTGCCAAAATCATACATACGATTCTCTACCAGTAATGCTGAAGACCTCAAAACTACCGTTCGTAGAATGGAAGAGATGAACACCACTCTCAAAAAACAAATGGTAGACCTCAATGACGAAGTTGGGT